CGTAAAATACATCTGAATCGCTATCGACCGTTCTCCAGACAAGTTTAATCTTTGAAACGTCATCTGTTTTGATGTCGTACTGTACATAGTATCCGCCATAGTCATTATCATAAGTAGTTGGCTCCGACACAAACCCAAGCGAGGTGCTTCCTTCAATAACCTCTAGCTTTGTAGTTCCCCAGCCACTAAAGGAGCCGTAACCTTGGTCATAAGCCTCTACCGTAAGAGTTAAAGTGTTGTTGTAATTGTAAGAAGAGGAGCTTTGGTGAGCTTTCCAGTTCCACGCGACATAGTCATCAGATGATTCGTTAACCGACTTGAGAGGAGTGGTTCCACTTCCTTGAGCCACTCTAAATCCATCAGTGTTCCATTGGCTTACCTTACCTCCCACATTAGAGGCACTAGCTAATTCAGTATCAGTCTCATTTGAAGCCAACTGATTCCCAGCACCTCGCACCGAATCGAACAGAACGTGCCACCCGCCGGAGTCGTCCCTGTTTTTAACCCACGTTAAAACTCCATCTGTCGGATCAAAACCTAGACCAGTAATGTCCCTGTTGTTTGTGTTATTGCCCTGCCAGAGTGCTATATCAAAATTCTCTGACGGCGTAACGGCGGGGGCATCGAGATTGGAGGAGTTGAGGCTTTTGAATCCGGTGGGAACCTCATACGCAAATTCAGCGTTGTTCGGTGTGCCTGTAAATAGACCGCCAAAGGTGTTGTCCTGTCCGAAGTTCCAAGTTGCTGTGCCTCCACTGTAGCCGTGAGCAAAATAATACTCGCCAGCCGTAATGGTCGTTTCACCACTTGTTCCAACAGTGCCTACCCAAGTGTCGTTTTTCCCCCACCAAAGTTTATTATTATCTAGGTCTAATGCAATCTGAAGAATGTCACCAGTAGTTAAGCCGCCGCTGATTTTATTTGGGCTATTCCCTTCATTGTACTCATCTCCGCTTGGGCGATACATCATCCAAGAGTCCGTAGTGCCAGTTTGGCCGAGGTACAAATTGTTGTCTAGGAATGCGCTAGTTTTAGCCACTCCCATCATCATATTAGCCGTGGCGTTTACCCTAACCTCTGCATACCACTTACCGGAGCTAACTGCTATCGTGCTAGGTATTTTATTGTCAGCAGTGCCTCCGGTGATTTTAAGATTACCCTCGGTAAACGTAGGGTCAGTGCCTTCATCAATGTAGCCAATCGGATTCAACGTAGCGTAATTCTTCGTCGGAACATCCAGCATTACATCGTGGCCGCTAATGTTCGTCGGCGTGAAATGATTTTTGTTGCCGCTCTGGTCGCCTCCGAGATAGACGGGGTTTAGCTCGAATGGGGCTGATGGTTTAGACCCGCCAGTGTCTACTCCCTTTTGTGCGCGGAAGTCGAAACAGTAACCGTCTAAATAATACCCATTGTAGTTGTCGTAGAACCTGCCGATAATCACAGGAAGGCTATCGTCTGGCGGAGAAGAAAGTGTTACGCTAATCTTTTCACTGCCATCCACATACACTTTGTAGGTTGTCCCGTTTTTGCACAGCGCGATGTGATACCACTGCCCCGTGCTAAACGTAAATGAACTGGTGTTGTATGAGTTGTTTATGGATTCAAAGAACTGAAGAGTCCCACTAGAATTAGTGCACACCGACCATTCTTGAGTTGATGAGTTGTTCCTAGAGAAAATACCATCGGGCGTCTCGTTGAACCCATTAAAATAAAACCAACCTTCGTAGGTGTAACTACCGGAGCCAAAGTCAAAGTCACTGGATGTTGCTACGGATAAATAGTCACCTGTTCCGTCAAAATACATCGCAGTTGATTTAGCTGCGGCATCGTAGGGGGTAGAGGCTGTAATAGTGGGCGAGCCAGCAGTTGTGACAGTGTGGCTATTACTTGAGGAATCTCCTATGCTTGTATCTGTTTTTGTTGGCTGCAATAACAACGATGACGAATCGTCAGAAAGTTTTGAGGTGGGTGGAGTAAAGTTGCCGGTGTATTGGGCTGTGCCTTTTGTGATTCGGTAGTCAAATATGTAACCCTCATAGTCTGCCGAGCTACCGCCAAGGCTGCCTTTGCCGATGTTAAGATTAGTTGACGGCCAGTTGTAAGTTGCGGAGCTAGAAATTGTTACGGAATCAGTTTGAGCAGTTCCGTCAACGTACATCGTAATGGATGTCCCGTTTCTAACTACCGCAAGGTGTTGCCAGTTTCCGTAGTCAGGCGCACTGTCTGACTCAACATCAAAATTGTCCGAACCGTTGACAACAAACTTGTAAACATTCTGCGAGCTTTGCCTCTCTATCCGAAGATACATCCTGTCAGATGAACTGCCGTAAAGCTCAAACATCTGCGCGAAAGAGCCGCTACCTTGGTCAGTAGGATTAACCCACATCTCAATGGTAAAATCTCCCGTGCCAAATTCGTTAAACGACGAGTCTGATGTGACTACTAGGTTATCGCCCGTGCCATCAAAGTAAATCGCCCTATCGTCACCCGTAAACGGATTGCCAACCTTGACACTATGCTCTGGGTCGCCACCTTTGGTAATCGTATGCCCCGTGCAATCAGCAAACTGCGTGTCGCCATCATTACGGTCAATGGAGGATACTAGAAGGTCGGCATCGTGGGCTGGCTGGGCGTCGATGTGAAAGCCATTTGTGCCGAATGAGCCAGTGTAGGCTTTGGGAATATAATTTCCGTAGTCTCCTAGCTCTATGAAATCTGTGGGGGACTTTGCTTCGCCATCAATGAAATATGCATCCGCCAGAAGTCCGTCGAAGCTGTCATAGTTCGATAGGCCAGTAGAGGTAGGCGTTAGGTATGTGCCAACGTGCATTGGCCTACTGTCGTAGATTCCGTACTTTTGTGTGGAGGATATGGTTTCGCTAATAACCTCGCTGTTGTTAACGTAAACCTTTAGCGAAGCCCCGTTTCGGACAAGCGTCAGGTGATACCACGCCGATGGGTCGCGGAGTAGTGCGTCAGAATCGTGTGAGTTATTATCACTACTACCATTTGCGAGCCGCACACTTATTTTTCGGCTTGAAAGAATCCTAAGAAGAACAAAATTTTGGTTGGAGCTACTAGAGTAATACCCAGCCGAAAAAATATTCTGACTGCTGGAATTAGAAAGCTCACCCAGTTTTGCCCAGCAAGAAAACGTGTAAACAGTCTCGGAATCGTAAGTAGCTGTTGGGTCAAAGTAGAGTCCTGAATCGTCTCCGTCATTAAACCGCAGCGAACGTGTCACAGGGTCGGCTGGGGTTGAGTCAGCCGATGCTGCGCTTCCTGCTGGTAATATTAGGTTAGCTGCCATTCGATTAGCTCACGTTCAGTTGACGGCCCACTTCGAGCATTGAGGTTCCGTCTGATCTAAATGTAATTATGCTTTTGGCGTTGGCAGTTGCAGTTATTGTGGGAGCCGATCCCCCAGCCCACTTAAACACTGCATCCCACCCCGCCGTGTAGTTGCCTGTGCCATTTTGAATAAGAGTAATTGAGTAGAACCCACCGTCCTGCATATTTGTTGGGGCGTCAAAGACCGTGTTTGCTGTAAGGGTCAACTCGCAGACTTGATTAGTGGATAAATCCCAGTCCTGCGTGGCGTCGAAAGTCAGCGCAGTGCTGTTAAAGTTCTGGGCGGCAGTCCATTCGGTTGCTGTGTCAGTCTTGCCGTAGCCTGTTACGGTTTTATTAGAAAGAGTCTGGGTAGCAGCAGTGCCGACAATCTCTTGATCAGTACCCGCAGGAAGAGTGAGCGTGTTGGTTACAGCGGCTGAATGCGGTTGAGCAATAATAGTCTGCCCGTGGCTGTTTGATTCGCAGTTCAGCTTAATTGCACCAGCATTCGTATTACCCTTAAACACCGTTGCCCCTGTGCCGTTCGGAGCAATCTCAATGTCAGCGTTGGATGTGCTTACGATGTCTTGCCCGTTGACATCCAAATCGCCGCCTAACTGCGGCGAAATGTCTTCGGAGACGTTAGCAATCTTCCCGTTCCACGTTGACGCGCTGGCAACGTAACTGTCAGCAATCGATGTACCCTGCCACGTTCCTGTTGCCACAGTTCCTAAAGTCGTAACATTTGCCGTTCCGGCCCAAGTGGACAGTGCAGTGTTTTCTACATTGCTTAGGCCAACATCAGTGGATGTAGTGTTAATATTAAGCAAAGAGGAAATGCTAGTAAGCCCAGTACCACCGTTTGCGGCTGGAAGCGTTCCTGTTACGTCAGCAGCTAGATCAACCTGATTCCGAGTAATTACTTGAGTGGCTGCATCTATTGTAATGTAGTCTGGAGTCCCTGCTAAACTAACATTTGTTGAGTTGTCTGTTCCAGCGGGGTCAACGCTTAAAGCTGACCTAGCCGCACTGGCAGTAGTCGCCCCCGTGCCTCCGTCAGCTATGCCCAGAGTTCCCGTAATGCTTGACGCTGCTAAGTCAACTGCCACCTCAGAAGACTCGATAACCAAACCGCCGTTAGCCTTTAAGTCAGCAGAAATCGTAGCAGTGTAATCGCCAGACCCTGTGTTGGACTGCGAAATAGTAAGACCATCGCCAGCAGTTATATCAACGCCAGTTATGTCACCGCCGCTAGTGCCGGACGCAGTTGACGCGATAGTAATGTCATTAGTGTTTTCAGTCAGGGTAATGTTTGACCCAGCCTTAATCTTTTTAAACTCTAAATCTACACTGCTTTTCTGCTTGAAGATTCCGAACTCAGTGCCGCTCCCAGAGCCAACATTACTTGCAGTGTTAACTTCTCCTCCGCCGCCAGCCGTGCCGTTAGCTGCCGCAGTTATTCGGCCTTGAGCGTCTACGGTAATATCAGCGTTAGTATAGCTTCCCGCGCTAACATTTGTGTCAGCAATCTTTGCCGCAGTTACCGCATCATTAGCAATCTTTGCGGACGTTATTATGTTGTCGGCTATAAGGTTATCAACGGTAATCTTCTTAGTCTCACCAGAAGACGTTACCGACTGATCGCTAACGTCCACAATCGGCAACACATCAGTAGATGCCGCCGATGTTAACTCACTTAAATTGGTAATCGTCTTCTTGCCAGCCATTTAAAACCCCCAAGCTTTTTTAATCTGTTTTGTACTAAACTGCGATTTACGCAAAAAACTTGAGCCTTCAGTTTGCTCAAGCTTGTGATAGCCCTGTTTAACCTGTTCCGCAGGTGTCGGAATGCTGACTAAGCTCCCAATGGAAAAGCCCTCATTCACAATCGACCTCTTGTATTTTTTGCCGCCGATGTCAACCGAGTCTGTCCCTCTCGGAACAACCTTCTCGATTACGTCACCCTCTTCCGAAACAAAAGAGTAAATAGGCATTAGTAACCCTCTTCTTCGTCTGCCTTTTCAGCAGCAGCCATAAGCTCTGCTTCCATAGCGTCTTCAGACGGCTCTTCAGGTTTTTCTTCTTTCTCGTCATCAGCGTACTCAATCGGCTCGCCGCCAGCGGTTTTAAGCTCAACATGAACCATACCGTCTTCGCTTACAGAACGAATCTCGCCTTCAACAATGTCCAACGCGACCATATCACCCACTTCAGGGGTAACATCTTGACCGCCCTCATCTTCTGCGGCTAGTGCCGCTACAGGAATCTTAATCATTTTCTTAGAGTGTTTACAGCCGCAATGACCGTGGGCAGCGCGGTTATCCGCGCCACCCACGGCAATCATTACAACCGTACCTTTACTATGCACGGCGACTATTACTACGCAACCGAAGCGGTTTTGCTCCGCATCACGATGTAATGGTTCGGGTTCAAACGCAGGGTAGACCAGAAGGTTTTGAAACCGACATTGGTCACTTGATTCAGCGGATCGCTCTTATCAGCTTCGTCGGTGATAATCACCTTCGGGCTGAACGGAGACTGCGTACCCAGATCAGGCACACCGTAGGCTTGTTGGCCGAGGAACAAGGAAGCGTGAACGTCCTTGCCAGCAGCCAGACCGCCACCACCGGAGTTGTCGTAGTCGAAGCGATCATCATCCTCAGCATTAGCGATACCGCTAATGAATGGGTTGGTGGTCATCACGAACTTAGCACCGTACAACGAGCCAACTTCACCCTTATAGAGTTCGCCAACATTGCTGTACTGAGCAGCGTTTAACCACTCATTGATCTTCATGATGTCGCTCAGAACCTGCGGAGAAGCAACACACACATAGTGACCGCCAGAGACGGGGTTAGCGCGGTTTACTTTCAGCTTAGTCACGGCGTCGAGGATTGCCCCAGCGTCGAGCGTGTTGCCCGAAGTGGTAGCCTCAAACGTGGTGTAGTCAGTCCCGCCATCAGCGTACATCTCAGTAAGAGTGTCACTGTTGTCGAGAGCACTTCCGTCACCGTTCTCCTTAGCAGAGCCAGCAGCATTGGAGCCAACAAGCACGTTGCGCGTGATGGTGTCCAGATCAAGAGCAGCGTCTTCGCCGCAAGTCTTAATGCTTTGCTGCAAGCTGTTGAACAGGTCGGTAGCAGTCAGGATGTCCGTCAGCTTAACGACTTGCCCACGCTGAGTGAGTGCTTTCTCGATCTTCGAGAGCGTCAGTGAGCGAGTGCCAGAAGGCGCAGTGCCTTCAGTCAAACTCTCAATCGCGCTAGTCGAAGGTGAGCCGTAGCGAAACATAGTGATAGCCTTGTTTCCAGCTTTCGCAGGTAACGGAGCTTTTTCACCGAATTGATCCAACACAAGTGCCTCAACAGCGTAGGTCAGCAATTTCTTGCTGAAGAAGTTTTGGTACTGGTTGGAAAGAGTAGAGCTAGTATTTGTAGCCATAATATTATTCCTATACTAATTAGTCCATAATGGTTCTAACCATTGTCAGCCTCATAAGCTTTTTGCAAAAGTAGTTTGCCTTGATCCTCAGTTGACAGTTCGTCAAATGAGGGTGCGCCGCCAACCTTTTCGCTAGTGTAGCCACCATTAAGAGACAGTTTTTTTTCCAGTTTATTGTTTGTTTCGGTAAGTTCTTTGTTTTGGGCTTCCAACACATCCGCCTTTTCGGAACCCATTTGCATTTTAGCAAGCTTGACTGCGTGACGCAGACCGTTGCCATCGGGCAAATACACCAAGTCGGGATACTCTTTCAGGAACTGATTTGTTTTTTGAAACAATTCAGTTTCAGGTTTAGTCAGATCAGGGTCATCCCTTTCTAACTCAGACTTAGCTTTAAGAAACGCTTCTTCATGCTGCCTAACAGCTTGCCTTGCGGCTTGCTCTTCTTCGGTTTTTTTGCCTTCTTCGGCAACCGATTTGGCTTTCGCAAGAGTTTCTTTAGCTAACTCACCTTCTCCCTCAAGCTGTAGCTTTTCTGCTGCGGCTATGTACTCGTCAGCAGTGTAACCATCTTTATCCCTGTAAGCCTTGCCTTCGTTGAGATCAGACTGCCTTTCAGCAATCTTTTTCTTCTCTAACTCAAGCTCTTCACGTTCGCGCTTGATCGACTCTTTCTGGAGGTTTATGTCCTTCCAAGTCTTACTCTTACGCTCTTCGTTCTTGGCCCACTTACTCTTGGCGGGTTCCTCGCTGGCTTCAGGAGGCTCCCCTTCTGTCAATGAACTTACCTGTTCGTCAGCATTTCCATCAGTACTGTTCAGTACTGAAGAGTCCTGACCTTCCGGCGACTCATCTGATGGCTCTTGAGGTTGTTCTTCTTGAACCTCCTCTTTCGGTTCTTCCTGAACTATTTCTAACTCAGGCGTTTCACC